TTGAACAGCTTGGCGTTCCCAAAGGCAAAATCAGAACGGGCGCATACAAAGGTTCAAAGGCTCCCGTGCAGTCCGCCCCCGCCGCAACGACGGCTGAACCGGAGACGGAAGCAACAGAGAACGAGAGCGGTGCCGCCGACCGCAAGCCGTGGGAAGAAGTCAAGGCAGGATACAAGGCGGAGTATGACGCAGAAGTCCAGGGCATCATCCAGAAGCGGCTGAAAAATTCCCAGGCACAGATCCAGGAATACACAGCCAGAGAAGAGAAGATCGCCCCCATGATCGACTTTTTTGCACAGCGCTATGGCCTCGACGCAGCGAACCTCAACTATGACGAGCTGCTTGAGAAGTTCCGCGGAGACAACAGCCTCTCCTCCGAGAGAGCGCTGGAGATGGGGACGACCGACGAGGTCGCGCACCGTCTGGATCTGATGGAGCAGGAAGAGCAGAGGCAGGCACGCAAGCAGCAACTGCAGCAGGCTTTCGACAGCCAGCGGCGTGCGCTTGACCAGAGGTTCGACGAGCTGAACGCGCAGGCACAGGAGTTCGCGCAGAAGGTACCGGGATTTAATCTGATGGCAGAGCTGCAGAACAATCCGGCTTTCGCCACCATGACGCAGCCCGGATCGCCGGTCACGGTCGAGCAGGCCTATTATGCCACGCACCCCGAGTTCAGACAGATGGAAGTCGAGTCCGTCGCGAAGAGAGCGACGGAGGCTGTCGCATCGTCTGTGAGGGCGGGAGCATCCAGGCCGCAGGAGAATGGAACACAGGCTGCGTCTATCGTGTCTGTCCCCTACTCGAAGATGAGCAGGGAAGACAGGGAAGCATTGAAGCGGCGAATCCATGAAGCCGCAGCGAGAGGAGAACATCTTCCATTCGGAGGCTGATATCTCCTCGCCTAAATAAGAAGGAGATAACATGAAAGACTTTATTTTTGACATCCAGTTCTTCGCCGACGCGGGCACGCTTGTGAACGCAACCGGCAACTTTGTCAACGCATACGATGGCTCGACCACGGCGTTTGACACCGCGCACACCCTCCTCCCGGAGATGAAGGACTTCTACGATACTGAACTTCTGGAGAACGCGCGCGTCGAGCAGTTCTACGCGCAGTTCGCCAAGCGTCAGCCCCTGCCCCGCAACCACAAGGGCACGGTCGAGTGGCGCAAGTGGAACACCTTCGCTCCTGCCACGCAGCTTGTCGAAGGCGTTATCCCGACCGGCCAGAAGTTCGGCGTGACCAACCTCACCGGCTCCATCGCGCAGTACGGCACCTACACCTCCATCACGGACAAGCTCGAGCTTCGCGCCTATGACGACGTGATCCTGGGCGCGACCGAGGAGATGGGCGCTTCCGCTGCCGAGACGCAGGAGAAGCTGATCCGCGACGCCCTGCTGGTCAACACCAACGTGCTGTACTGCGACAACATCCTCAACGGCACGTATGTGTCCACCCCGACCAGCCCCGCGACCATGCTGGACAACAGCACCGGCCGCAGTACCCTCACCCCGGAGATGATCAACAAGGCAGTCACCATCATGAAGAAGAACCGCGTGCCCCGCATCAACGGCAAATACTTCGCGGTCATCCACCCCAGCGTTGCGCATGACCTGCGCGAGAGCGAAGGCTGGATCGAGGCGCACAAGTACGCCGCTCCCGAGGAGCTGTTCAACGGCGAGATCGGCGAGCTGCACGGCGTTCGCTTCATCGAAGACGTTTTCGCCCCTGTTCTCAAGGGCACCTACAAGAACGCCCAGAACGGCGCGACCTACGCCACCTACTTCTTCGGCAAGGACGCCTTCGGCATCATCGACCCCGACGGCGGCGCGCTGGAGATGATCATCCACGACAAGGATGAGATCGGCGGCCCGCTGAACCAGTTCAGCACGATCGGCTACAAGTTCGAGACCAACGGCGCGACGATCCTCTACCCGGAGCGTCTGCTGCGCGTCATGAGCTGCAGCTCGTTCTCCGCCACCGACGACGCGAACTAAACACCCACCCCCAGGGGGCAGGCACTCCCTGCCCCCAATCTTTTTATGAAGGAGATTAACATGGCAAAGAAAGATGAGATCCAGACCGAGAACAAGGTCGAAGTGATGATCCCGCGCACGAGAGGCAACAACGAGGCGAACTATTTCGTCGGCGTCAACGGCGTGAGCTATTTGCTCCCGCGCGGCAAGAAGAGCCTGGTGCCCGACTTCGTGGCCGAGGAGATCGAGAGATCCCGCGCTGCGGAGGAGGCCATGTACGAGGCACAGGACGAACTGAAAGCAAAGGAATAACGGCGGGAACACCCCGCCGTTTTTAAGGAGGAACCATGACAGGTAACGATATTATCGCGCTCGTCGATCTTAAAGAACCGAACAGCTACACGACGGACGAGAAGATCCGTTGGCTGTCAAATCTCGACGGCAAGATCTTTGAAGAGGTCATCAAACAGTACGAGGAGTACGACCCGGAGGAGGACACGTTCACCCCGTATGAAGACGGCACGGAGGAGCTTCTGATCGGCGCGCCCTACGGCGAGGACATGTATGTGCATTACATGATCGCCCGCATCGCCGGCGACAATGCAGAAGCCGCGCGCTACAACCAGCAGATCGCAATGTACAACACCTGCTACAGCCAATGGTGGAACCGGTACAACGCGACGCACATGCCGCTGTCGAGACCGAGATTTCGTTTTTAAGGAGGTGCGGTCATGCCCCTGTTTCCACAGTTTGAACCACAGTATACGCAACAGCTTATGACCGATACCTTCGGCGGCTACAACCACCAGCTCAAGATCCCGGACGGCGAGTGGTACGACACCAAAAATCTGACGACGGACTATGCCCCGATGCTGGCGAACCGCAAGCCGCGAGGCATGACGGGCCGGACCGCGTGCGGCATGATTGAAAAGAAAGCGCTCGCCTATGTAGGAACTGACGGCGTTCTGTATTTCAACTGGCTCCCGACCGGCTTGACAGGTCTGTCTGTAGGAAAGAAACAGATGGTCAGCATGGGCGCTTACATTGTCATCTTCCCCGACAAGGTGTATCTCAATACCGAGAATCTGTCGGACTATGGATCTCTGGAGGCAACGTACACCGGGAACGCGACATACCAGATGGTGCGATACGATGGCACTGCCGCCAATGCCACATATGTACAGGCAGATGCGCCGGCAAATCCACACAATGCGGAATACTGGATCGACACGTCCGGAGAAGTGCATATTCTCAAGCAATGGTCCGATACCCTCAACGATTGGGTTTCTGTCGAGACTGTGTATATCAAGATCACATTCTCCACGCAGGCCGAGCTGCCATTCAACGAACTGGATGGTGTCACGATCTCCGGCTCTTCTGTTGCAGACGTAAACGGAGACAAGGCAATTTATGCAACAGGTGGCGGCAACGGTGAGGCCGGCTGGATCATGGTGACAGGCCTGCTGGAGCAGATCCCGGCAGATGCGGAGCGCATTACGGTGGCTCGCACCGTCCCGGACATGGACTATGTGTGCGAGGCACAGAACCGACTGTGGGGATGCTACTACGGCATGAGCGAGGACGGCACAGCAGTCAACGAAATTTACGGCAGCGCGCTCGGAGATTTCAAAAACTGGCGGCAGTATCAAGGCTTGTCAACGGACTCGTGGGCCGGTTCAGTCGGCTCGGACGGGCAATGGACCGGCGCGGTAAACTATCTCGGCTATCCTACCTTTTTCAAAGAAAACCGGATCCACCGCGTAACCATCTCCACAGAGGGCGCGCACAGAATCGACGAGACCGTCTGCCGCGGCGTGCAAAAAGGAAGTGAAAATTCCCTCGTCGTTGTCAACGAGACGCTGTACTACAAATCCCGCACGGACGTGTGCGCCTACCAGGGCGGATTCCCGCAAGGGGTCTCTACCGCTCTTGGCACGGTTGACTACCACGGCGCGGCTGCCGGATCCGTCAATGGAAAGTATTACATCTCCATGCTCGACGTCAACGACCGTCCAGCACTCTTTTCCTATGATATCGGAAAAGGCATCTGGATTCATGAGGACGATCTGCATGCACTTGGCTTTGCCCGCGTGGACAATGAACTCTATGCCTACGCGAGCATTTTGAACGATGATGCCGGCGAGATCGTCACCTTGCTCGGCTCGCTTCCAACTGGACAGGCCAGGCCCGAGGGAACGGTATCCTGGCAGGCTATAAGCGGAGTTCAGTATTACGAGTACCCCGAGAGCAAACGAGTATCCCGGTACAATATACGGATGAAGATGGCGGCGGGAGCGACCGCGCAGGTGTATATCCACTATGACGGGGATGTGCTCGACGCCCTGCCTGGAGCCGTCGGTGATTGGCTGCTGGCTGGCACCGTAACTGCAACGGCACCCGGCATCAACCATTACGTCCTTCCGGTACGACCTCGCCGGTGCGATCATCTGCAGATCGCTGTCACCGGCGAAGGAGATGTGCGGGTCTATTCCATCGCAAAGATCCTTGAAGTGGGGAGTGATTACCGATGAGCTATGAGCTGCCCCCACAAATAGTTGGCACGCCGGAGCAGCAGCTTGCTGCTCTCCGTGACTATCTGGTCAGAATGGCGAGGGATCTCGACAGAGCACAGGCGAGCGAGACCGCCATTGTATCAACGGCACAGAAGGCTGCGGCAAAGTCGCAGGAAAAAACTGCCGAAGAAATCAAGGAACGTGCCGCAACATTGAAGGCGCTGATCCTCAAGAACGCGGATGAAATCATCGCCTATGCCGACCGGAAAGTCGAGGACTACAACAGTCTTTATGTGGCGCAGTCTGACTTCGGCTCCTACTACGAAGTTATTGAAACGCAGGTCGAGACAACGGCACGCGGAGCTATTGAGAGCTACCACTATGAGGATCTGATTGAAGATGCGCAGGCAACTGCGGACGCAGCGCAGAGTACAGCGGAGATGTACCGGACGGAACTGAATGGCCAGATCCGCAGAGGCGTTATGGAGGATCCGCTCACGGGGACGCTACACCTCGGCATCGCCATCAGCGAAAGTCTCTCCTTCACAGGCCAAACCCAGGTGAAGGACGGGATGACGTATTACCGCCTTACCCCCGGCCAGACGCTTGGCCTTTACACCTCCACAGGCTGGCAGTTTTGGGTAAACGGGCAACTGTGCGGATACTTCTCGTCTGCCGACAATATGCTCCACGTCGCAAACATTATCGCGGACGACAGCATGCGCTTCGGCACCGGCTGGGAAATCACGACAACAGGCGGCTTTGGCCTGCGGTATATAGGAGGATAAGATGCCGAGTGTAGTATTCAGCGACACCTATTACGTGACCAATGTTGGCACAAGTTCTCAAAACGTCCGAGTCAATTACTCGGAAACGTACAGCGATTCCGCGAACGCCTCGACAATCAGAATCACGAGCATCGAGATCGCGGCCGACCGCCAGCTTGGCGGCTGCGTCATACGCGGGGACCTTTATATCAACGGGACGCTCATGGTCTCGATGCCGACGGGCACGTCGTCGTATACGGCAACCATTCCGGGAGGACTGAACTCATACGCCACGGTCGCAAACGCTTCCGGCGGGTCTGTGAGCGTCGCCCACAATGCAGAAGGCGCGGCAACCATGACGGTCGAGCTGCGGAACGGCGAGCAGTCGGTATTCGGCGCGGCATTCAGCGGGCACATGTTCGGTATCCGCACGCCGGCAAGCCAGAGCGTTTCTCTTACGACGCACAGGCCAACCTATACCGTCGCATACAACGCAAACGGCGGCAGCGGCGCTCCGTCATCCCAGACAAAAACTTACGGGACGTCTCTTACATTGTCGTCTACGAAACCGACCAGATCGAGCAGATCAGCAAGCCCGGCAAAGTACACCGTCACGTTCAATGCCAACAGCGGTACCGTTTCTCCGACATCAAAAGACGCGGCGCGCACGATTTCGTACACGTTTTCAAAGTGGAATACCAAGTCGGACGGAAGCGGAACGTCATACAGCCCCGGCGGCAGTTACTCAACAAATGCGGCGGCGACGCTTTATGCACAATGGAGCAGTTCGACATCGACGGCTTCCATCACGCTGCCAACGCCGACAAGAGGAGGGTACTCCTTTAATGGATGGTATACTGCGGCAACCGGCGGCACGAAAGTGGGGGCCGGCGGCGCGAGTTATACTCCAAGCTCGAACATAACGATCTACGCACAATGGACAGGGCTCGCGTCTACCATTGCATCCAAAACGTCATCCGTTGCCACCCAGGGCACATTCACTCTGTCGGTCTCCCGCAAGAGCAGCGCATATTACCATAAAGTGACTTTTAAGATCGGAAGTACGACGCTTTCGACAAGCTCCGCATTTGCTACGACGCTGAACTATACCGTCCCGCGGACATGGTTCAACAATTACGGCAGCCAGACGTCGCTGACTGTCACAGCAAGCGTACAGACCTACACCACATCGGCGTGCACGACTGCAGTCGGCAGCCCGGCTACCACGTCTTTCACCGTAACCGCAGACTCCGGAATGAAGCCGTCTGTGGCAAGTGGATGGGTAACTGCTGCAGCCTACAACACAGGCGCGGTCTCCGGCATGACAGGGTATATCAAGGGCTATTCCCGGGCGACGATTACGTTTAACGCGTCCAAAATCACGAACGCGGCAGGCGCGTCGGTGAGTTCCTACTCTATCACATGTCAAGGATCGACTGATAGCACCTCCCCGTATCAGACGCCCGTGCTGACATCGGCCTCCGTCCCCGTCACCTGCAAGGTCACCGATACACGCGGCAGATCGGCCAGCGGGACCCTCACCTTGACTGTTCTCGATTACGCGAACCCTTCGCTCTCCAAAATCAGCGTTTTCCGCTGCACAGCGAACGGAACAGCAAGCGAGGACGGGACTTACTATTCTGTAAAGGCAACAAGCACGTTTTCTTCCATCAACGGGCAGAACACCTGCACACTTAAGGTTTCGCATGCAGCGAGCGGCGGAAGCTACGGCACGGAGTATACGCTCACCAGCGGCACGGCGCGCGTGATCGGATCTCTTTCTGTAGACAAGAGCTATACCGTGCGAATTAAAGCAACGGACAGCCTCGGAAATTCTGCGACATATACCGCTATCGTCCCGACAAGATTGTGGGCGATGAAGTTCCGCCCGGACGGGAACGGCGTGGCCTTCGGCAAGGCTGCGGAGCTTGACAGCACATTTGACGTCAGCAGCGAGTGGGACGTGAAGTTTGGCAAACCCCTCGCTGTTCCAAGCGGCGGCACGGGGGCGACCACAGTAAGCGGCGCTCCTTTTGCCAGAAAGGTCTACCCGGCAAATGATGTATATGTTTCAGCGGACTATAGCCAAGACATGCCTATCACAATATGGCAAAACAACGCTGACAGTTCTCAACGCTACGGGCTTGTTGTATCGAAAACCTACATCGGTTTGTACGATACAAACAATGGTAGTTGGGTATGGCGTACTCCTCTGATGACGCAATCATTGGGCGCATGGCAAATTGAGCAAGGCGGCACAGGAGGAACAACAGCGGCAGCTGCGAGGTTGAATCTTGAAGTACCTTCAATACACGAGGTTACGACGGCGCAAAGCTATAGAATCAACGGCGTAAATTTCATTTTTAGACGATACGGGAAGATTGTGGTTTGCGCAACGGACGGAAGCGTAACAAACGCCGTGACATCAAATGCATCTATGGGAAGTACAACTGTTGCCGATTCATACAAACCAATAACGTCGGAAATCCGCTATATACCGGTAACGCCAGCTGCAACAATCCAATTCAATCTTTCCACAAACGGAACATTCCAAGTCGGGTATGCGTATCCAGAAATCGCGGCTGGGGTTGCGTTAAGAGGCACGTTTGTTTATGTCGCAGCGGGGTAAAGGAGAATAACATGACAAAGACTGAACAAGCCGTCAAGAATATGGAGGCACTCTGCACCGACAATTCTCACGGCTACGATCAAACCAACAGATGGGGGCCGGACTACGACTGCTCTTCCGCTGTGATCACAGCGTGGCAGGACGCTGGCGTACCGGTGAAGGCCTCCGGCGCTTCCTACACAGGGAACATGTATTCTGTGTTCCTATCCTGCGGCTTCAAGGACGTGACCGCGCAAGTCAACCTTGCCACAGGCGCCGGCCTGCAGCGAGGCGATGTGCTGCTCAACCACCGCAACCATACGGCTATGTATGTCGGTTACGGCACGCTCGCGCAGGCGAGTCAGAACGAGGACGGCGGCACGACCGGAGGCCAGCCCGGGGATCAGACCGGTAATGAGATCCGTCTGCGTTCGTACTACAACTTCCCCTGGGATGTTGTGCTTCGCTTCGTAGACAGCACCCCGGAGCCTACACCGGAGCCTGCGCCCGAACCGGCAGGTGAGACCTGCACCGTCACCGCGGAGTATCCAGTGCTCCGGTACGATCCGACTCAAAAGAGTGTGTGGGTAAAGAACCTGCAGAACTTCTTGATTGAGCGCGGCTTTGATATCGGCTGGATGGGCGCGGACGGATACTACGGCGCGGCCACGCAGGGCGCGGTCAAGAAGTTCCAGGAAGATAATAAAATCCCGGTCACGGGCGTTGTGGACAGCGTGACCTGGGCGAAACTGATTTCTATTTAAGGAGGAACCGAGATGAAAATTCCCGAAAATGCAAACCCCTATCGCGCTATCGTCAACGGCGTCGAGCACGCCTACGAGGCCGGCGCAGAGACCGAGGTAGCGGACGGCGTCGAAGAGCTGATCAACGCAGCCGACAACTTCCCGCCCGCTGCGGAGGAAGTCCAGCCTCCCTTCTCCGGCGGCGGCGGTGGCTCTCTTGTAGTCACGCTGACGGAAAAGGAAGGAGTCATCTCCACCGACAAAACGGCGGGCGAAATTTTCGCGGCGTTGCCGAATGTGACCGCTATTTTCCCGTCTGGTTTTTTCACAAACGTAATGACATTATTGAGTTATGCACGCGATGGGGAGGAAACTACTCTTCTTTACAAGCCGTTGCTAGGAGGAAGCGACATTACACTCTATGGCGATTCCATGAACTCCGTCATGACAGGAGAAGGAGGAGGAGGGAAATAAAACGGCTGGCAGTAAATCCTGCCTGAACAGGAGGTAACATGTTTATTGTACAGGAGATCCAGACCTTTGCAGACGGCACGGTATCACTCCTGCCGCCTATAACCAAAGCATCGCGCGAGGAAGCGGAGAGCGTGTACCATTCGATCCTGTCGTTCGCGGCAGTTTCCGCGATCCCTATGCACGCGGCGACTCTGCTGGCCAACGACGGCCACGAGATTATGCACCAGGCCTACACGCACGACATACCGGAAGAGGCCGAAGAATAAGGAGGCGATAGCAACGCTACCCGACTTCCACCTTATCACCAGAAAATTCCCCGAGCGCGAGGACGTCACGATCATCCCGATCGCTGATGTACATCTCGGCGCGAAAGAGTGCATGGAGCAGGAGTTCATCTCCTTCATCAAGACTGTTGCGGAAACGCCGAACGTGTACCTCGTGCTCGCGGGAGACCTTATCAACAACTCAACACGGTCGTCGGTCTCGAATGTGTTTGAGGATATCTACCGCCCGTCTGATCAGAAGAAGATGATGGCGAAGATCCTCGAGCCGGTGAAAGACCGCATCCTCTGCGGCGTGCCCGGAAACCATGAGGCGCGATCCGGGAAGGACGCGGACGACGACCCGACATATGACATCATGTGCAAGATGGACATAGAGGATCGGTACCGGGAGAACATCGCGTTCCTCCGCATCCAGATGGGCGACAACGTGAAGGGCGGAGGGAATCGCAACCCCTCCTACACCCTGGCAGTCGTTCATGGCTCCGGGGGCGGGATCTACACCGGAGGATCCGTGAACCGGAACGAGCGCTTCGGCTATGTGATCGACGGCATCGACGCGCTGATCACCGGGCACACGCATAAGCCGGTGGTCTCCGCTCCCGGGAAGATCAAGATCAACCACAAGGGCGAGATCGCGGTCGTGCCGTTCAAGTGCATCACGGCGACGAGCTGGCTCGAATACGGCGGATATGCCGCGAGGAAGATGCTGCTGCCGGCCACGCACACCCTGCAGACCATGACCCTGCGAGGGAAGAAAAAGGAAATAGTTGTTACTATGTGAGGACAGAAAGATGGAAACTATCATCATCGCTTTGATTGGAGGCGGCGCTGTTGTGACCGGTATCTTTAATGTCATCCTGTTCTGCCTCCAAAGAAAGGCGGCAAAGGAGGACAAGACGGATACCTCAAAAGACATGCTTGCACGGCACGACGCAGCGATCAAAGAAGTGAACGAGGAGATGGCTCTCCTCACCTACGGCATTCTCGCGTGTTTGAAAGGGCTAAAGGAACAGGGCGCAAACGGCCCGGTTACGGAGGCCATAAGCAAGATCGAAAAACATCTGAACGAAAAAGCACATGGAGGTTAAAGCAATGAAACTGAACGACAAGATCTACGACGTCCTCAAATGGATCGTCCTCATCGTCATCCCCGCGCTCGCCGTCGCCTATGTAGGCTTCGCCGGTATCTGGGGCTGGCCGTATGCGGACGAGATCAGCAAGACCGCGAACGTGCTGTGCACCCTGCTCGGCGCGCTGCTCGGCATTTCCACCGCACAGTATTACAAGGGGCAGCATTGACCGCTGCCCCGGAGAATGGTATAATCCGGGTAAAAACAGAAAAGGAGATCATACCATGTCGGAAAACGAGAAGCAGGCAAGCGTGCCCTTCTTTGTGCACGAGGCTACTATGAACAAGATGGATGTTAATAACAAGAGAATGCTCGTTGCTCTGATCACGGTGTGCATCACGCTGATCATCACCGTCTGCTGCTTCCTCGCCGCGTACAGAACGATGAACAACTCTTGGATGACTTTCGTCGAGAAGCAGCAAGAGGTAACAGCCGATGCAGGAGTATACGAACAGTCAGATCCGGGATCTGATTGACGAGCATATCCATTCAGAGCGAGACCGCGGCATCCTCAAACGGAGGCTGATCGACGGCATCTGCTACGAGCCGCTGGCCGAAGAGTTTGACATCTCGAGATCCCAGGTCATTCGCATCATCAGCAAAGGCGAGAAGGCAGTCTTCCGTCACTTAAACTGATACTATAATGAAACGCAAGAGAGTCTTTGACGCAATCGTCAAAGGCTCTCTTTTACTATACAATTACGGCAGAAAGAAGGTGCAGCAATGGATAGCTATGATAACGACAACCTGCTCCTGCTGCTGGACGACGACCTGTTCCCGGTGGACGACGATGTGGATCCCGTTCAACAATAATCCTTTGAATTTACAGGTCGGCGACTGCACGGTGCGAGCAATATGCGCAGCGACGAATGCGAGCTGGGACGACGTGCACAAAGCGCTGTGCGATCGCGCCCGGGAAATGGCGGACATGCCAAGCGCGGATCGCGTCTGGTGGTCGCTGCTGGAAGACCTCGGCTTTACCCGGAAGCGAATGATCGACCGCTGCCCGGAGTGCTACACGGTCAAGGACTTCTGCCGGGACCATCCACGCGGCACGTACATCCTCGGCCCGCGCGAGCATGTAGTCTGCGTGATCGACGGGAACTACCTGGACTCCTGGGACAGCGGCGAGACCATACCGACAATCTATTTCACACGGAGGTAAAAGACAATGGCGTACAATCCACAGATGTATTATCCGCAGGCATACCAGGCTCCACAGTTCCCGGTATACCAACCGCAGGGCCGCATGGCCGAGATCATCCCGATGGACAGCGTGGAGGCAGGCGAGTCCTTCGCCACGCCGATCGGCACGACAACCGTCATGATCGGCAAGGACGACAGCTTCATGGCGATCAAGGTAAACGGCGTGAACGGACAGTCGAGCTACACGGTATTTGACAAGCGGCCTCCAGCGCCTCCTGCTCCTGTTTTCGACCCGAACCTTTATGTTACTCGGGAAGAACTGGAACAGCGCTTGAGCGGGCTTGCAAGCGGCAATAAGAAGGAGGCAAAGGCATGAGTCTCTTCGACCAACTCGGGCAGCAGCCTACGCCGATGAACCCAATGCAGATGCTGCAGCAGGTGAAGCAGAACCCGGCGTCCGTGCTGAAACAGGCGGGCATCGATATCCCGGCCAACATGCGAGACCCGCAGCAGATCCTCTCCTATATGCTCCAGACGCGGCAGAGGCCGCAGAGCATGTACAACCAAATCCTGTCCCGGATGGGACGCAGATAGGTATTCAACCTGCCGCGGGTGCACACGAGGCAGCGAGAATAAATACACGGGCAGAAGCCCGATGACCCCGACAGTTAATGGGGTAGAAAGGAATATCAATGGCACTTACTGATGAAGGCACCGGCACGACTATGCTGGTGCAGCCCTCCGGCTTTGGCGGTAACGGCATGGGCTGGGGCGGAGATTGGGCTTGGATCATTATCCTGCTGCTTGCCTTTAACGGCGGCTGGGGCAATGGCTTCGGCGGCGGCAACGAGCTGTATCCCTGGCTTAACAACTCCAACCAGATCAACGACGGCTTCCGCGACAGCATGCTCAACACTTCCGTCACCAGCATCGGCGACAAGATCACCTCCGGCTTTGGCGATCTGGCCACGCAGCTTTGCGGCGGCTTTGCCGGCGTGAACGCCGCGATCACCAATGCGCAGATGGCCAACATGCAGAGCCTCTTCGGCGTGCAGTCCTCTCTGCAGAACTGCTGCTGCGAGAACAGACTCGGCATTGCAAACCTCGGCGCTGACATTGCGCGCGAGGCGTGTGCCGACCGCGCTGCTGTCTCCGACGGCATCCGCGATGTGCTCGCTGCTACCCAGGCGCAGACGCAGGCTGTGCTGAACAAGATGTGCCAGCTCGAGCTGGATGGCTACAAGAGAGAAGCGGATAGTCTCCGCACGCAGCTTTCCGAGGCACGCCTGGCTGCTTCGCAGACCGCGCAGAATGCGTTCATCTCTAATGGATTCGCCAACGAGGTCGACGCGCTTTACAACCGTCTCTCCTCTTGCCCGGTCCCGACCACTCCCGTATATGGCCGGACTCCGATCTTCACCTGCCAGAACAACGGCTGCGGCTGTGGCAACGGCTTTGCGAACTGATTGAGGTGTCCCTATGGCAAAGGTTCTTACTGTGACCGATCAGAATGTCGCCTTGAACGGCGTCATTCCGTTCGACTATGTATCTATCCCGTGCAACAATGGTTGCGTCGTGCCGGTCACGACAGGGGTTCTTTCTTTGCAGGGCAGCAGATCGAACAGATTCGCGAGGTATGACGTGGACCTGGAGGCGAACGTAGCGATCCCCGAAGGCGGGGCCGTCACTCCTCTGGCTCTGGCGATCACACTGAATGGGATCCCGATTCCCGACAGCGTCGCTATCGTCACGCCAGCGGCGGCAGAGGATGTGTGGCACATTCACACGTCCACCACCGTGACCGTACCCTCCGGGTGCTGCGTATCCATCTCCGCGGCGTATGTTGACGCGACGGAGGATGATGCGACTGTGACGCCTACACCGTCTATCTTTGTGAGACGGCGTGCTTCGCTGACCGCCACAAGAACAGCATAACGGGAAGGAGGATACTCAAGTGAAGAAGAAGGAAGTTCTTGAGGATCTGTGCGAGATCGTGATGCGCGCGATCGAGACATCCACCGACAAGATCCAGAAGGCAGGCGGCGGTATCTCCGCCGGCGACGCCGACTATCTCAAGAAGCTGACCAGCATCGGCAAGAACATCAAGACCATCCTGGCCATGATGGACTCCGAAGAGGAGAGCGGATACTCGGGGCGATACATGTACCCGACGTACTCCGGTATCAGCGACGCGACGCACATGGGACCGGGCACCGGAAGCTATGCTTCCCGGAGCTATGCCTCGGACTATAGTGGTCGACGCGACAGTATGGGACGCTATGCCCGGGAGGGCGGTTACTCCTACCACGGCGATGTGCAATCCATTGTCGAGGAGCTGCGTGGAATGATGGGCGAGATGCCCGACGAGAAGCGCAGGGAAGTCCAGCGTTTCGTGGACAAGATGGAGCGCATGTAAACAAAGGGAGACCCGGGAAACCGGGTCTCTTTTTGACAACAATTCTGACAACAAATTTGACAACAAATGCTGTCAAAACCGGTCATATTTGGCATGACGTTCTATACTACGAATAGGTAATCAGAGAATGAAAAAAGCCTTGAAACTCAACGGTTTCAAGGCTTGGTGGGGGAAGATGGATTCGAACCATCGAAGGCATTGCCAGCAGATTTACAGTCGGAAAAGAAGCAAGTGTTTATGCGCTCTTCGGAGATGCTGACAACATTTTTGACAACTTCTTTGAAAATTTCTGCACGTTCTTCGCCTCGTGTTTCTTGCGCAGCTCGGTGTAGATTGCGAGGGTAGTCGTGACATTCGCATGACCGAGGATGTGCTGGGCGGTGTAGACATCGACGCCTGCTTCATACAGCAGGGTAGCGGTGCCGTGGCGGAGATTGTGCAGGCCGAGTGTTGGCTTGCCTTCGCTATCTGACCATCCGTGTGCGGTGCAGTACGCGGCCCACGCGGTCTCCCAATTACTGTCCGTCATGTATCCGGCGACGCCTTTGCGACCTGCATAGTATTCCCGGCGGGGGAACAGCCACGGGCCAGGGTGCGCGTCCATCCAGCTCTTGAGCGGCCCCCGGAGCGGTGCGATGATCGGCACGGTGCGGACGCCAGCGGCAGTCTTGGCACGGGGGATGCGGATCTCCCACGCCTGCGTGTCGACATCTTCCTTGAGCCGCTGCAGCCCCTCGCTCCTGCGCATGCCGGTACAGAGGAAGAAGAAGGGGATGAAGCCGAACTCCATGTCGTTCGCGTCTGCGAGAATCGCGTTCAGCACATCGTCCTCCGGCGTGCTGCGCTTTCCCTTCGGCAGCCCCTTCGGATTCTTGACGCTGGACGCCACGTTATACGGCAGGCGGATGGAGGGATCCGCAACAGCATAGTCGAGCGCCATGCGCCAGATGCACCGGCGGGAATTGACGACGGTGAAGGAATAGTTCTTTGCCTTTTGCGCGAGCAGATCCTGCGTGACGTCGAAGGCCGTCAGATCCTCGACCGGCGTCTTTCCGTACAGCTCACGCAGCTCGGCCACGTGCGGCGCGTAGTTCGACCAGGTGCGATCCTTGATCTCGTCACGGTGCTTCGCTTCCCATGCGTCAAGGACCTGCGCGAACGTGGTACGCTGCGGCGTTTCCTTATCCTGTATTCGATTGTGCAGGCGCTCCGGATCGCGGTCGTATATCGCATGCCGACCGTGAGCGTCGTGCCAGTATCCCATGTACCGCCCGTCAGAGCGCAGCGTGTACAGGGAAGCATAGTCTATCTTTTTCATTTCCTCGTATTAAAGAGCACAATCAGAGATGGAACCACAGCAAGCACAGCCCCACCCCAAAAAATAGCAATGCAAATCCCAACTGCCGCTTGGAGTTTGTCAGATGGATGCCGTTGGTTGATGTACGATAAGATATTGCCAACAATAAAGGCAACCATAGTAATAACACCAAGCACGCCAAACAGAAAACGAAAAAACATCATATCGTTTACAGACTCTCCCCGACGACCGCACGCGGACGCAGGGGGTGTTTTCTTATCAGACCGCGCGTGTCGCACAGGATAGTCTTGCGCGTGAACGCAGCGCGGATCTCTTCCTCGTGTTCCTCGTAGAACTTCGCGACGGTATAGACGCACGGCTCGGAGACGCCGCACAGTTTTGCAATCTGATCCGTGCCGTAGACCTTGCGGTACTTATAGTAAATCGTGGGCGGCACAAGGATCATGCCGGCGGCGCGCTTCGCTTCGGCCTCGTAGAGCCTGTACGTCTCCGGGGTATAGGACTGCCGCCAGAATACAAAGTCCTCGTCCTTGCTGTGACCGATCAGATAGTGCATCAGCTCCTCGGCCAGCGTGAAGCGCAGACGGTTCGCTGCGATCTTCTCGTTGTAAACGATGCCCCACTTTCCACCAGGCAGATCAACCGCGGCTCCATCGTTATTGCCAATGACCTCTGCTGCCGTCTGGCCAAACTCTGTGAACGTCAGCCAATGCGCACCGTATGCCTCACAGATCTTTCGGATGTCAACCGGCAGTTTATACACGTGACGGTTGACGATTGTATTTACCACCATATATACACGGCGGTCTCGTTCATTCATCTTCTCCAAATTCCTCCGGGAACATCATCTTGAGCATGCGCATCATGTCTGCCTTGCGCTCGGGTGTCATCTTCTTGCCGGCGCGGGCGATGAGGCGGGCTTCCGGGAAGTCGTCTTCTTCCTCATGTGCTACATCAAACACGGACGAGCCATTCTGCGCAGCGATAAAACTGCCGACCTGTATTTCAGCATTCCCGTCAATGGCTCGAAGCAAAGCGTCGATTGACATGTTCATGCCTCGCGCCAGTTTCCCGTATGTTTCAATAGACGGGACGATTGCGCGCTTGTTTTGAGGGTGCTTCCCGCTTTCCAGCATGGATATGTACCCTTTACTCAAACCGCAGCGGTCGGCAAACTCCTGCATAGACAGGCCGTTTTCTTCCCGGTATTGTTTTATATAATCGCGCAGTTCCATAGCTTCCGCCTCCTTTCCTATTGTTTACTCTAATATACAATAAGAAGAACAAACTGTCAAGAAAAAAGTTTACTGCGCTGAACAAAAATAGTCTTGACATTGTATGTTTACTGTGTTAAACTAACAAGCGAGGAGGTGAGATAAATGATCCGTAACCGTATTAAGGAAGCAAGAGAAAAGCTCGGCATGAGCCAGGCAGCATTAGCTGAAAAAGCGGGAATATCGCGCACAATGATATCCAAATTGGAGACGAACCAGAAGGTGGACTGCAAGGTCAGTACGCTTGTTTCAATCTCTGATGCACTTGGATGCACTGTGAGCGATATTTTTTTATCTTGAGCGTTTACTACGGTAAACTTTTTGCAATAACAAAAGACACCCACGCCGAAGCGCAGATGTCTTCCGTTCTCCCACGCCGGGAGAGGGTGCTGTCGGAACCAGCACCACCGTGATTATACACGGCACGGGAGGGATTTGCAATAACGAAAGGAGAGACCATGAAAGAAAAAATCTACCTCGCACTTATAGCAGCGACGGTCTGGATCTCGACGATCTACCTGCTGCTGAACGCAGTCAGATGAAAGGAGAAAACCATGAGCAGTAAAGCAAACCACAGCAAGCGCTCGCACCGGAGCGAGTTCCGGGCGAGACCGTATCACACCGGATCGCGGCAGGCGATCGGAACGCCGACCGTAAGCAAGCGGAGCTTCATGCAGTTCATCAAGATGATCCGCGGAGCGATGCGCCGGCAGCCGAAGACCACGAAGGAGGCGGAAGCATGAGCAGAGAAAAGGCGGGCTACCGCGGCGTGCTCGATCAGCTCAACGAGATGTTCCCGGACAAGGGGATGCTCAACAAGAACGAGGTCGCCAAGTTCATCGGCGTCAATCGCACCACCATCCACAACTACGGCATCGCGTTCAACGAGACGACAGGCCGCATCGCAAAGGCAGACCTGGCACGACAGCTCTGCACGTGAAGGAGGAAACATGAAACTATTCAAAAATTACAAGAAGCTCTATGAGCAGGGCGAACAGTATATGAAGGCCGCTGCTGGTATGTATGCCAATGCGCTGGCCGAGAACGTCGAGCTCCAGCAAAGAGTCGATGAGCTGGAAGCAATCAACCAGGCGCAGGACGAGGAGCTGCGCAAACTGTACGGCAAGATCGCCGTGGCGAAGCAGGCTCTGGACCGGGCGAAGAAATAAAAAGCGCCGCCGGTGTTGGCGCACCGACGGCAGAAAGGAGACGCGGGGGTAAACCGCTCTATGGACAGAGAGATTATACCATACCCCCGGCAAAAAGACAATGAAAAAATTCTTATGCTATGCGGCCTGCTACGGCGTGCTGCAGATCCTCAACAGCGAAGTCTTTTCCACGCTCGTGCTCTTGTGCGTCG